AGCCAGGAGTACCGCTTTTGGAAACATACACGCGGCAGATGTCTTCCCACTTTTTGCTTTACCATAAAGTAAAACATACTTTCCTTTGAGGTCGCGCGAAATCACACTTGGTTCAATTTCCCATAAGTGCTTCGGCATAGTAACCTCCCCTTAGATCAAAATCCAAGATCGATCTTTCCCGTCGCGGCGGGAGCTTTCGGTGCTGAGGCTTTCTTCGAGTTTTTGAGTTCCTCAAGCTGGGCGCGCTTTGCCAGCACACCTGCTTTGATTTCCTCAACTGTCCACGAATACTCCTCATCGAGAGGTGTTGCGGTTCCCGCAGTTACTACTAATTCACTAACGGAAGTGGTTCTTGTGACCTTCTGGGGTTCACCAAAATCAACTTCTTTGTAAATTTCTTCAGTGCGAGAACTGAAGTTCAGTACACCCTGTGCAGCATAGCAGTTTCCAGGCTCCCACGAACCTTCAATACCAGCAATAACACTGGGACTGATTGCTACTACTGTCATAGAATCAACATTCAAAGCCGCCGCCGTCTCAGCAGTATACTGAGGAACAGCAAGTTCGACATTCAGTTTAGCCGGAGTAAGCTCAATTCCATCTTTATCAGTTGCACGCGCGATGCTTCTGACCATACCTTCGAGGGCGAAAGTCGCCGTCGGATTGAAAGATCCCGTTGCTACGGAGATAAAGTTCGCATTGATTCTCGGAATCGACACGATATTTCCATCTCTGCCAACGAAGCTATTGATGCTTATCGTTCCGCTTGTGATTCTTACTTTCGTTGCGCCTTCCACTCCACCTGCGGCAGCGATTGAGGTGTACTCTTTCATTACCTTTTCAATAGAGGTGTAAGCCGGATTAAGCGCATTGTTCTTGGTGTACTTGGTAGAGAACATATGAACAGGAACTTCAAGGTGAGTCATCACTTTGTTGATTTCCTGGTCTACTGCAATTTTAATGACGCCGCCAATCGTTTCCTGCGTGCGGCCATTTCTCTCAAAAGAACCATACTTCAAATCAGTTTCTGCAAGAATTCCTTCGATCGTTACTACATTTTTTGCTTTCCTATACATTAGTTTTGTCTCCTTTGTATTTGATGATTCTTTCAGATTAAAAAGGGGTCTTTTCAGACCCCAACATTAGTCTGTAACTACAATATTATTCCTCGTCGTCCGAAGGAACGTAGTTATAACCAGCCTCGGTCAGTTTGACGATAGTGATTTTCTTACCGTCTTCGGTCTTTCCGCCGTCTTCCGTAACAGCCAGACCGTTTTTAACAAGAGAATTCACACGACCGGTGACAGATGCGATTTTCTCCAGGCCAAGACCTTCCATAATGTCAGAGGTCTTGCACTCGCCGCCATGATTCTTGATGTAATCAAATGCTTCCTGAGTCTTTTCTTTAAGTACCATAGTTTACTCTCCTTATCCGCCGTTTTAATTTAATTTTTTGTTCGTTGTTGGGCGGCCAACGTGCGAAAAGTCTTCTTTAACTTTTCTGAATATATTATATCAGATTTTTCTGATAAAATCAAATTTTAAAAGAACCAAAGTGAGCAAAATAAAATTTAACTGTAAAATAAAATTGCATAGTGATAAAAGCCTTTACTTCAAATCTCTTGCTCACTTTGTACTTATATTATACATGAATTTTAAAAGAAAATCAAATTTTAAAAGGTTTGAATTTTTATAATTTTTGAATTTTCTGGTAGTTTTATTGAACGGACACCCTGCGCGCCAGGTAAGGTTGAAGGAATATCAGAATAGTTAAGGCGAATCTGGGATGAGGAAGCGACGACCAATATATCTTCAGTAGACATAATAGGAAGAAAATCGCTCATAAGTGTTGCCTTTTGAATCTTCTTTCCTTTGGTCGCGCGCCCTGTAACCCGAAACTCATCTATATTACTGCGCTTTATAAAACCATCCTCTGATATAGATACGAGTTCTTTTGTGGCAGAAGGAATAATGCGCGCACTTATAACACTATCTCCTTCATCGAGTTTCATTCCAATAACCCCACGGGTTACACGTCCAATGGACGAAAGTTCAGAGGTGGCTATCATTATAAAGTTGCCTTTTTGTGAGAGAATTCCAATATTTTCATTATTTAAAGGAAGAACAGTAACAATCTCATCGCCTGTGTCAAGTTTGATTGCTTGCGCGCCACCATTTCTCTTGAGGTTATATTCAGTGAGACTTGATTTTTTTACTAATCCATTCTTTGTTACAAACAGAAGGTCGCGCGCTCTGTTCTCCGGAGAGAGTACAGTAGCAGCAATTACAGCATCGTCGAAATCAAGATAAAGTTTTTCATCTAGGGTAAACTCACTTAATTGTTTATGATAGAAGTTTCCTTTCTTTGTGAAGAAGAGGATTGTATCTGTGTTATGTCCAATTAAACTTTCAATTACATACTCGTTCTTATCGAGTTTGAACTTAGCACCAACCCCATTCCTGCGCTGACTATAGAGTGAGGAAGTCTCATTTACATAGACAGAAGCATTATTAGTAATTGAAATGGCGAGTTGTTTGATTTCAATTGGCTCATTTTTAGAGTCCTCGGAGAGATTGAGGATTTTAGTGCGTCTTTCATCCCCAAATTTCTGAGCGACCTCACGCCATTTCGCAATCAACTCATTGTTGAAGAGGTCGGTATTGTTCAAGATTGAGGTAAGTCGATTTGCTTCCACTGTAAGATCATCATATTCATCTGCGAGTTTCTTTGCTTCGAGGTGCGCCAGACGGCTCAGTTTCATATCCAGGATTGCTTTAACTTGGACTTCGTCAAGTGGGAAAGTATCCATTAATTTTTTGGTAGCCTCTACTGTGGTGGAAGAGGACTTGATGATACTGACAACCTCGTCGATATGCGACATACAGAATATAAGTCCTTCAATGATGTGCATCCGTGCCTTCACTTTTGCAAGGTCAAATTCAAATCCCCTACGATAAACTTCTTTTTCATGGTCGATATGGGCTTGGAGGATTTCTTTCCAAGTAAATACTTTCGGGAAGCGTCCATTATCAAGCATCGTAAAGTTAATACTATAGAAGGATTGAAGTGAGGTATTTTTAAAAAGGAAACGAAGAACTTTATCTGGGTTTGCTTTTTTATTGAGGTAAATTTTAATAAGAGGAGTCTTACCTGTGAGGTCATTGAAGCGTTCAATACCTGGATTGTTATCGCTGTTGATGATGTCTTCCAGTTCCTTGCAAATGGTTTCGGTATAGACCATGTAAGGGATTTCAGTTACTACAAAGCAACGCTCTTTCGAGTCCCATTCAACAGTAGAACGAATCTTACAAGCGAAGCCAGTACCGGTTCGATGTGATTCTTTGACCTGGTCGGCATTAATGATTGTTGCACCTGTCGCGAAGTCTGGTGCACAATATATCTCATCAAAACTACAATCAGGATTTTGAATGAGGGTGATGAGTGCGTTATTCAATTCTTTCAAATTGTACTGAGGAATTGAGCTGCTGGCGCCAACACCAAGACCAAAAGTTCCATTCACTAGGTTAAAAAAACCTTTGGAAGGAAGAACAGATGGATATTGTTCGGTGTTGTCATAGTTATCGCGCCATTCTTTGATTGTATCCTTTTTTAAGTCCTCAAATAAATAGTTAGCAAGAGGCGAGAGTCGTGCAGATGTGTATCGAGGTGCCGCCCAAGAGCCAGACGCAAGAAGTGTACCTGCTGAACCTTCTACTTCCACAAGAGGATACCTCATTGCAAAGTTTTGTCCCGCGCGCATTATAACGCCTTCAGCACTTGAGTCACCATGGATATAAAGACGGAAGGCACTACCGATTGCTTTTAAAGTCTTTTGAAAGGGTTTAGAATGGACAAATCCATCAGTAAACATACAGTAGAAGATTTGACGCGCAGAAGGTTTGATGCAGTCGCGCACATCAACTAAGGCTCGGTTTTGAAGAACTGCGCCCGCAAACTGAAGGAATGAATCTTTTATAATTGGAGTTAGATTTTGTTCCATATTTTACTCCTTTATTTCATTAAAGTCAATATTTTTAAAGATGAAATCACGCTTTGGCTCGCTATCTTCTCCCATTAGGTTACTAAGGAGAAGAAGTGTGTCACTATCTGGGATGAGGCGATCCATGCGCTGAAACTCGGTTGTAAACATTGAATTGTGTGCTTGCTCTGCACTGAGGGCGCCGAGACCTTTTGCACGCATTGTCTCACCATTTATCTTTCGATGATTATATTCGTCATCATTGAAGTAGTAGTATTCTTGTTTACCTTTCTTTACGATATAAAGGGGAGAGCGAAGCCAACAAAGACGACCCTCTTCAATGAACTGCGGAGCAATCTTATAAAGGGCGCACATAATCAAAAGTCCAATAGAGTAGCCATCTGCATCAGCATCAGTACAGATACCAATGCGGCCATATCTCAATTTTGAACTATTGTATCTGCCCGGGACTATATTCATTGCACTTAATAGAAGTTTGATTTCTTCATTATCATAAACTTTTTCTTCGTCATTTGCAAAAGCATTTATCATTTTTCCTCGAAGTGCAAGGATTCCATATCTTTTTTCGTCGCGCGCCATCGCGATGGAAGAGGCAGCAGACAAACCCTCAACAAGTAAAAGAGTTGAGTTTTCTCCGAGGAATTCGGCGTCTTTGAGTTTGTCGGACGCAAAGACCTTTTTCTTTTGATTTTGCTCGACTTCTTTTGCAGCGTTGAGTACGCGCTGACGTTCTCGTTCTGCGGCAGCATCGGCTTTTGCGAACTTTTTAAGCATAGCTGCGATTGTATCAAACTCACTTCCATACTTGAGTTTCATCATCTTTAGTGCATCACTAAATGCGTTTGACGCAAGAGTACGAAGTGAAGCGTTATTAATTTTTGTTTTTGTCTGATTCGCAAATGAAGGTTGCGCAACAGAGCAGTTAATCACATAGAAAAGGTTTTGGCGAATCATGTCGCCATCGAAATTCTCTTTTGCAAGAGAGTTAAATGTTCTTGTGATTGCTGTTTTAGCACCAGTGATCGGACTACCACCTTCGGGGCATCTTAATCCGTTGACGAATACATATGACTCTTCGTGCTTTGTTCCCCATTGAAAAGCGATTTCAAGTTTATCAGTACCATCAGTAGCAGAGGTGGTAATAATATGATTATGTAAAGGTTCTTTTATATTATCTTTTACGAAGTCCAAAATACCATTCTTGGCACAGTATGTGTTGGTTTTCCCTGTGTCTGTATTAGTTACTGTAAACTTAATACCAGTATAGAGATATGAAATATCCTTTATATCTTGACAAATTCTATCATAGGAATACCCAATCTTTCCATTCTTAAACACTTCTGGATCAGGTACAAACTGTACATAAGTACCATTTTCTTTAGATGTTGCACCTTCAGTATAACTAACCAATAATCCTTGATGAAAAACTGCTGTTGCCTGAACTCCATCACGATAACTTTCAATTACACAGTCTCGTGCGGACAGACAGACACACTTCGCGCCAATACCATTCAACCCTGACGAGTTCTTGTACGCACCTTCCTCAAATTTGCCACCCGTATGAGAGCGAGAATAAATTGATACAAGTACATTTTCGCCATCTTCGCGCAGTCCAAATGGTACGCCACGGCCGAAATCTCGAATCGAAACACTATTTTCTTTTTCAGAAATAGTGATTTGTATTTCTTTTCCAAAGCCTGCAATCGCCTCGTCAGTTGAATTATTGATGATTTCTTTAAAGGCTTGGTAAGTACCTTCGTTGTCATCGCTTCCAAGATACATTTGAATACGTGTGCGCACGCCCTCACGGAAGTCTAATGATTTTATATCATTAATATCATAATGTTCTATTTTTTGATTTACCATCTTGTAATCCTCGCCTTCTTTGAAATGCCTTTCGACCAAATCAAAAATTTTCTTGCTCTTGTCGCCGCGACATAACACACATTTATTTCTTCATTCGCATTGAATCTTGTCCCAATTACAATCACATTATCCCACTCAAGTCCTTTCGCGCTATGTATGGTCAGAATTTTTACTGTGTCTTGTTTCATCTTTGTACCAAGTTGCTCGTTTGTGAGGTCGCCTTGTTTGAAAGTATCAAAAGGGATGTTGGCGCGAGACAGTACAATTGCCATTTCATTTGCTTCGGCGTTAGTCCGAGTTAGGATTGCCCATTCTTTATAAGGTGGATTTGATTGAATTAGATCGACGAATTTCTTTGGGTTGAAGTCCGATTCGAGAATTGTACTGTTCCAATCAGTCATACAGATTGAATGATCTTCGTTGCCGGCGCGCCTTGTAATCCTTTTAGCATAGGAAAGGATATTGGCGCCGTTACGGTAGTTCTCATTCAAATCAAATGTCTCAACTCCAAATTCCCTCGCAAGATTTTTGAGAAGTCTTGGGTCGCCTTTATTCCATTGATAAATTGATTGCTTTGGGTCGCCTACTACAAAAAAGTGCTCCGGCGCTATCATCTCAAACAGAAACTCAAACTGGATATAAGACGAGTCCTGCGCTTCATCCAAAATAATCCAATCCATCGGCTTCACGCACTCTGGATGTTCTTGAACGAGTTCAAATAACTCATCGAAATTTTCATTTTCTATTACTTTTGATGTTTGAATTCCACTACTCATTAAAAAGTAATTAGCGAGTGAGTGAATTGTACCGATAAACAATCCAGGTTTATCATCTTTATCAAGTCTTTTTCGTAGTTCTCCTGCTGCCATATTTGTAAAGGTAATGACTGCCATTCGACTTAGATCTTGGCCAGAACGAATCAACTGGCGCACCTTTTCGGTGAGAAGTGCAGTTTTACCTGATGCGGCAGAGGCGATTACTACGGTTCTATCATTTGAATTTTCTAATATGAATTGTTTTTGTGGTGATAGTTCCATTCTTATCCCTCGCGTTCATTTAATCCATAATTTTTGCTATCATAGAACTTAATCCAGTAGGCTTCTCGTTCGGAAAGCTGGGCTTTCGGAACTTCCTCAAGGATTTCCCATGTGAAGTTTTCAATACCATCCTTTTCCATTGTGGTATGGAGCATCGAGTGAGAGATGGTTCCGCAATGATAGCAACTCTTTGTATGTTGACGCCATCTATTAACAATGTTGGTGGACTTACCTATGTAAATCTCACCAGTAGAAAGACGCGTTATCTTGTATATACCGGAGATTTCTTTTCCGCTTGTCACTCGCTTTATCATTTCTTCTGCGGGCGACTTTATATAGTTATCATAGATGATTTTATCGAGAATGTCAAATTTTGAAAATTGAGAACGAATTGAGTAGAGAAGTCCGATGTCGTGCTTCGCCGCGTCGTCAAGTTGGATCTGATAAAAGGCTTGATTTTCTTTAATGGCGCGAGAGCGTTGAATTTCCTCATTGATAACTTGGCGCTGCTTCTTATAGTCTTCAATTTCAAGAACGAGTTGTTCGAGTTCACCACTTAATATTGAGGTCTGAGAGACCAGTTCAGTTTGACGGCGCTCTTGGTCTTGTTGAAAGAGTTTGGTGTTGAATGAAGCAGCTTCCTGGGCGGAGCGAGTCCAGTCTTGGATTTGAGAATCGACATCCTTGAGTTTGAGGGATTTGTAGTAGTTGATGTCTTTGTTGGCTTCGGCACGCAGATGTTCTTCTCGTTCCTGGGTGACTTTGAGAGCCTCTTGCGCAGTAGCAAGCGATTCATTGATTTGGGCAAGTTGCGCAGCGGCTTCCTTGAGTTTGGTACTTGCGGCGAGTTCCTGCTAAACAACGGCTTCCTATGCGTTTTGACGCCACCGTTTGTTCGTGGCTGCGGCAACACAGATTGCTATTATCCCAATTAAGAAAAGGGAAAGAAGTAATATATATATGATCTCCATAGTTTTATCTCCTTTATTTCTATACACAAATAATTATATCATAAATTTAAGATTTAGTCAAGTTTTGATTTTTTAATAATTTTCTGATATAATATAAGTACTAACTAAAAAGGAGATAAATATGGAAAATTTTATTGATGGAATTAATTTCTACGAGTTAGAAGCACAGAAATACTGGTCAATGCCTTCAAGTTGGTCAGATGAGAGAAAAAAGGACGAAGTACATAACGCGATCTTCTCAGGAGATTATGTTGGCGCTAGAAAAATGGATGGCGCTTTCTATAAGTTTCTGAAGGATGAGGATGGAAACATGAAATTACTCGGTCGGAGTAAAGGTGTGAGTGGAGATTATCTAAATAAGATTGACTATGTCCCCCAGTTAGCACCATTTTTTAATAACCTCCCAAATGGTACGTGCTTACTGGGGGAGATTTATTTTCCGGACAATGAGGGTTCAAATCATGTGACTACAATAATGGGTTGTCTAGCTCAGAAGGCGCGCGAGCGTCAGGAGAAGGGATCGAAACTCAACTATTATGTGTTCGATGTGCTGGCATTTGAAGGCCGCGCGCTGTATAAGCAAAGCATCGAAGCTAGAGTTGAAGTTTTGAATAGTCTCAGGACAAAGTATAGTTATTACTACGTTCAGTTTGCGGCTTATTATAGTGGAGAAAAACTTTGGGACGAACTTCAGATGATTCTTTCTGATGGTGGCGAAGGCGTAGTTATTACGAAGTGTGGTACTTGTTACCAGCCAGGAAAAAGGCCTGCGCGCCAGACATTTAAAGTAAAGAAAGAATTGAAAGAGACGATTGACGTAGTTGTACTCGGTGCAAATGCGCCAACTCGTGAATATAGAGGAACAGAGATAAAGTCTTGGAGATACTGGGAAAATCCAGTAACTGGTGAAAAACTTGAAGGTTACTACTATCAAGACTATGTTGACGGGGTTGGACTTGATCCTGTTACGAAAAATTACTTCTATGGTTGGGCGGGAAGCCTTGCAATAGGAATTAGAAAAGATGATAAGCTGGTTGTGATAGGATCGCTCAGTGGTTTAACTGAAGAGGTTCTTGCAAACTGGCAGAAATATAAAGGCGCTGTGGCTGAGATAACTGGTATGCAGATTATGGATACTGAAAATAAAGGGATACGCCATCCGAAGTTTGTGTGCTGGCGCCCTGATCTCAGGCCGAGTGATACAGACTGGTACCGTTGGTTTAATTAAGAGGTGAGGTTCAGTGAGTACCAATGTAAAGTTTGGAATTAAATAGTCATTAAAGTAGGTTGGTATCAACTGGACCGATGAGGAACTTAATGAGGCTCTGAATGTATTCGGTAACATTGAAATGAACGGATTTTTAATTCAGGGCTTTGTATAGTATTATACTACTGGTGATTTTAATGGACTTGTAAAAGGTGGTATTTATCTTTTTCATAGTACAAATCAAAGCATTGCCAATACACCAGTAACTGATGGTATATTAGAAGTTTTACCTTCTATTAAAAATAACGCAAACACAAATTTTGTTATTTAGCGTATTACCGCCATATCGTCAAATCAAGCTACTGGCGCCATATACATCAGAAGTGGATATTAGAATGGCTCTACATGGACTTGGATGAGTAATCCTAATTGGATTACGATTAGTACTTCTGGTGGTACTTAGACTATAGATACTGAAGTTACAGAGAATAGCCAGAATCCTGTTACCAGTGCTGGTATTTATAACTTTGTTGAGAATTAGATAGTATAGGCAACTGACCCATATATTGAACTTTATTTAACTTTCGATAATGATCATAATATTAATGATACATTGTTAATGCGGTTTATTAACTTTTAGGATAGTGTACCTACTAACTATAGCGATCTTGTTGCATCTAATGACTTTAAAAAGGCTTTATTAAATAATGTTTTGATTTATATGGGAGAGTATGGCGTACCTTCAACCGCGCTTGGTACATAGGGTACTTTGATGAGTGGTAACGCATATTTTCCCTCTCCAACAAGTCAGAACTGGTATGTGACTTTAGCAACAACAATAATTTGGTTTGGTAATTACTATGATTATGCAGTAGGCCATCCAAGTTATATTGATGGCGCATGGTATTTAACTGGTTGCGCACTACATCAGCCAGAATGGGTTGCTGAAGTTTTGAGTGCGCGCAACTATACAACGGAACGTACTTCTTATACAAACTCAAATCCCACCACAATGACAGTTGGCGGAATACCTGCGGGCACGACTTTTGATAATGAGTCATTAAGTAATATAATTGAATCTTTACTTTATCCCTATGTTGCTTTTAATTTTAGTTCTTTTACAACTACTGCGGCATCCGGTACATTTGAGTATGGTACAGCAAAGTCAATTACTGCTGTTAAACCTACTTATACTAAAGGTTCAAAGGATTTAACTAATATGAAAGTTGGGACTACTTCTGGTGGTTCAAACCTCTACAATAGTTCGGTGCCGAATTCAGGTACTTCAATATCATTATCAACTCCTTTGTAGTTAAATGGATTATCAAATCAAACAATATATACTACAATTACTGATGGTACAACTACTACTACAAAGAGTGTTACTTTTAGTTTTCCATAGTATTACTATTGGGCCAATACTAACTCAACTACTGCACCTGGTTCATTATCTGCGGCCAATGTTATCCGTGGTGGTTCAGACGCAGATGGCGACGTAAGCGGCGTTCAAACTGATAATAATTCTTATTTATTCTTTTTTGTACCTTCAGGTTAGAATAAGAGTCAAATTCAATAGTATGCAATGAGCCAATGGAACAATGTTGATACTATTAGTATGGGAACAGTTACTTTCCTTACAAATACAAATCAGTCGGTAACTACATATAAAGCATATAGAACTTCAATGCTAGTTGCTGGTAGTGGAAATAGATTTAGAATTAACTGAGGTGAGATGAAATGGCTCTTCAATATACTGAGGCGGCATTCCGTCTCAAATCAATTTTAGGTTCGCGCCATTTAACTGATGCTGAGTTTATAAAAGGTGGATATATGGTATTCGATACCATTAGCAGTCGTGATGCTGCGCCGCCTTATACTGGAGATGACGCCGACGGATCTAAAGACGGTGTAATCTTAGTTGGTAGTTTTTGCTATGTTTAGGCAACTGGTAAGTTTTACTATTGTAGTGCTATTGATACAACTAATAGAACGGTTACATGGAGCGAATTTTTAGCAAGTGGATCGACTAACTACTTCTCATTTGTGTACTTGAATGACGAATATGATCCTTCGCTAACTCTTATCGGGGATAATGTTAATATTGCATTACGAAGTCTTGTACCTGTAATATTTATGGGTTCAAATCTCGGTTCTGGAGTGATCTTCAAAAGAGATTATATTGCGCCATCTGCTACATAGAATAGATATTATTACTATGTGTTGTTTCCCGATGCGACGAAGCTCGGTGATACGTGGGTAAATGGCGCAGTCTTTGAATCGGATTCAGCATCGACTCCATCAAACTTAACTTTCGTTAGTTGGTCAGTTCCTTCAACCCAGGCTCAAATTGCTGAAGCAATAAGTACAGTTCATCCCCATACAATCGCATGGGAAGATGATACAACTGTTGAAATATCTGGTCTTTCAATTACAACCCAATATCTTTAATTGTGAGGTGAGTACGCGTGCCAAATTTAATAAAGTTCGATCATATCAACGTGGATGGCACTACTCGGTACGTGTACGATAACGATGCAGTCCATACTGGTGATGTTGCATCGACAGTCACTTAGGGAGGTACCAATCCCGTAAGTGGCAACGCAGTTTATAATTTTAAACCGCTCGCAATGAGTGGAATTTTCAAAGGGACTTGTGACACGGCGGCCGCAACAAACGAAAAAGCAGTTACTTGTCCCGAATTCACTCAAACAGATTTTGTAACCGGCGCCATCGTATTTGTTACTTTTGCTCATACTAACGATGCAGAAGTTGCGGACATTACATTAAATGTAAACAATACTGGTGCGAAGCATATCAAGTATATGCGTAATGCCGCAGAATCAAATCTTGCTGGCAAAGGCTATCTGCGCGAGAACATGACATATAGGTTTGTTTACAATGGTAGTTACTGGGTTTGCGATACTGACTATGATGCAAACTCAAATACAATTGGTTATCAATTAAGAACCAATAGCTACTCATTACCAATGAAATCAGTAACCTATCGGTATCGTTTACTTTTTACGAGTGCTGATGGTACGCATTTTGTGCCAGCAACTAACTCAACCAGTACAAATGCCACATCAAGTAGAACTGTTTGTCAAGATCCGATTGATCCTTTTGGTGAGATCGTGTATTACAGTACCACATCTTCGGTGGCAGCAGGTTCTCGCCCTTCTGCTACTACTCTTTGGCAACAGTACACATTAACTCTTGGATACAGTTTCAACCGAACCGGCGCAGCACTTACATTGACAAGTTGGAAACCTGTTTATGTGAAGGCGGCGCCGCAAGCAAATGGAAGTGTAATTATAGATGCTGACACTCCATATGTATAGGATTTGCCGACTTCTGATGATGGAAAGATTTATATTTTTCTTGGAGTGGCGTATAGTGCGACCGCAGTTGAATTGAATATGAATCACCCGGTTTATTACTTTAAGAATGGATCAATTCGGTTGTGGTCTGGATAGATCGCGACACATTTGAATTTTGAACAAAACGTGAGTGGCGGGTATACAATGGTAGCCACAGACGTCTAATATAAAGGAGGAAAACAAAAATGGCTGGTCATGCTACAGTTTATACGCGCGACTATATTGAACAAATAAAAAATACAAGTGGCGCAGCGTTTGATATTCACGATATTTAGCTGTGGGATAACACTGTTGAATTATGGGTTGCTGGTTCTACACATGCTAAGAATGATGTAGTTGTGTATGATGGCGATGCCTTTAAATGTATTTCTGCCACTGGATCTTCGTAGACCACGGTACCCCATGATGACACTACCCACTGGTAGAAATATGCAGACTATGGTGAAATCTTTAAGGAAATTCTTGATTCATTAGAGAATACTTCTACCACTGATGAAAAAGTTAAGGTTGCGCAATTAACATAGGGTACAACATATATGCCGATTCTTGCATCGGCAACTGGTACGGCGACAAGACAAGTTGACGATACTTATAAATCATTTACTTTTACCTTATCTTCTGGAACTACTCGTGTAGCCACTTTAAAAGTTGGTGGTAATGTTGGTTCTTCATATTCATAGGGTCTATTACATCTTCATGGAACAACTTCTGTTAGTGGTGCAGAAATTAAATCAATTGGTGGAGTACTTGATACTTTTTAGATTGCTGCATTTGGAACATAGGCAGGATAGACAGGTTATATAGTAGCTAAAGTAGGAGAGGCTGCTGTTGGTAGCGCGACTATTCCTGTATATATTGATGCAAGTGGTCATCCTCAAGTAACAACTAGTATTCCTAGTAGTTTTATATCTGGTAGTACTGCTAGTGCTGTAACTGGGATTTCAATTAGCAACCATGGTACAACTTCAATAAAGCAATTTAGTACTGGTGGTAGTGGTTCTTTCTCAGCAACAGTAAGTAGCCATATCTTATCATTCTCGCATACTCACACAGCGGCTACTGGAGCAGATGTTACGGTTGTAACTGGCGCCACTCATAGCATTACTGATGGCGGACATACTCATGCACTTCATTCATAATAAATAATTAGGTGGTGAGCAGAGATGGCATAGCCAACTAATTATATCTATTAGATTAAAGATACTAATGGCACCGCGCACTATATATGGGATAATTATGCAGTTCATGATGTTGACAGTGCCTTTTCTGATACAAGTACAAATCCCGTCCAAAATAAACTTGTAACCAAATATAAACAAAACGCACTTGATATTGGATCGCTTAATCTTACTACCAGTACCGAACCCTATCTTGGTACGCTCAGTAATGAAATAATGACAGAAATCAATACTCATCTAATCTATAATGGTCAAGACCTCATTTTCAGCGCCACAATCAGTAGCTAGACTGTAGTGTTCCGTGTATCACAGACTGGCGCGAAAGTAGTGAATGATTATGAGTACATGATTTTTACTGGTACTTATGGTGTGCCTGGTACTGGCGCGG